CGCCGGCCATCGCCGACCGCGTGCAGCGCACCTTGTCCCGCAACCCTGATCCAGCACCCACCGCCGGCACGCGCGGCAGCGTCGGCGCCGCCGGCACGGACATGGCCACCCAGCGCACCCAGGTGGCCGACAAGGTCGGCGTCGACCTGACGCTCGGCCAGGCCACTCGCGACCAGCAACAACTGCGCTTCGAGCAGGAAACCGCGAAGGGCGAAGGCGGCGCCGCGCTGCGCGAGCGCTATTCCGACCAGAACGAGCAGGTGCTGAAGCACTTCGACAACCTCGTCGACCAGACCGGCAAGGAAACGTCAGACCTGGCCGGCACCGGCCGTTCTGTCGATGGCGGCCTGCGTGCCGGCCTCGACTACGACAAGGGCCGTGTGCGCGTGGCGTATAAGGAGGCCGAGAAATCGGCCGAGGGCGCGGCACCGGTGACGCTGGACGCCGCGATCGACTTCCTGAACGGCAGCGCTCCGGACGCCGCGGTATCGCCGCTGCTGGATGTGGCGCGCAAGCGCGCGGTCCGCCTGGGCGCCGCCATCGAGGACGCCGACGGCAACCTGGTGGCGCAGCCGACCACGGTCAAGAACGCCGAACTGCTGCGCCGCGCGATCGGCAACGCAACCGACTTCGAGCCGACCAACATCCGGAACTCGGCCATCCTGAAGGGCGCCATCGACGGGGCGACGGAGCCGGCCATCGGCCCGCTGTACCGCCAGGCGCGTCGGCTGCGCGAGAACCTGGCCAAAAAATACGAGGATCGCGGCGTCGTCGCCTCCCTGCTGAACAACAAGCGCGGCATGGCCGACCGCAAAGTGGCGATCGCCGACGTGTTCGAACACTCGATCCTGAACGCAAGCCGTGAGGATGTTTCCGCCGTGCGTCGCGCGCTCACGCATGGGAAGGACGCGCCCGCCGAAATCCGCGAGTTGGGCCAGCAGGCATGGAAGGACCTGCAGGGCGAGACGATGAACTGGATCAAGGACCAGGCCTTCGCCAACACCGCGACCGACCAGCGCGGCAACGTGATTCTGTCGGTGCCGAAGCTCGACAAGGCGATCAAGCGGCTCGACGCCGACAGACGCCTGGACGCGCTTTTCGGCAAACAGGGTGCCGCGCACCTGCGCGACCTGAACGACCTGGCCAAGGTGATCTACACCACCCCGCCCGGCGCCGTGAACACGTCGAACACGGCCAGCGTGCTGCTGGCGGCATTCGCCGAGGCAGGCGTCACCGGCTCCATGACCGGGCTGCCGGTTCCGGTGCTGTCCACCCTGCGGGTGCTCTCGAAGCAGGTCAAGAACCGCCAGCTGCAGAAGCGCATCGAGATCGCCCTGACGCGCGGCCGCGCCGCATCCAACAACAATCCCCCGCCGGCACGCCCGCGCACCGCAACGCTGCACTGATCGAGGACCCGCATGCTCCCAGTCGAACAACCCTTCAAGACCTACACTGGCCTGGACGGCAAGCCGCTGGACAACGGCTACGTGTACTTCGGTCAGCCGAACCAAAACCCGCAAACGGCGCCGGTCACCGTGTATTGGGACGCCGCTGGCACGATCCCTGCCGAGCAGCCGCTGCGCACCGTCAACGGCTACATCATCCGCAGCGGCGCACCGGCAAACGTGTTCTTCGACGATGCCTATTCCGAGCTGGTGCGAGATTCGAAGCAGCGGCAAGTGTTCTACGCGCCCACCTCGGAGACCTTCAGCATTGGCACCTACGTGCTCGGCCTGGCCAAGGCCACCGGCTCCGCCCTGATCGGCTTCATTCACGATGCCGTCGGCGCGGTGCGCCTGTCGCTGCAGGACATCCTGCGCGAAACGATCACGGTCAAGCAGTTTGGCGCCAAGGGCGACGGCATGACCAACGACACGGCCGCCATTCAGGCGGCGATCGACTATGCCGCACAGGACGGAAAGCCGAAGGTTGTCTACGTGGTGCACCTGGTAACTGGATCAATGGCGGCGTCGACGGCGTGGTGCGCACCGGCGCCGATTTCATTACCGATGCCGGCAAGGGCTCGACGGACCACAAGGACGCACTGATTTTCATGCGGCCGCAGTCGAAGGTGGCGAACATCAACGTGTGGTACGCCGGCCAGACGCGCGAGGACGACCCCGCCAAGATCGTCACGTACGCTCCAACCATTGCGGTCACCTCAAGCGTCGACGGCAACAGCGACAACTGCGTGATCGAGAACGTTTCGGCCCTGAATTGCTACGAATTCCTGCGCATCGGTGACGGCGAAAATTCCGTCGGCCGTACGATCGCCAAAGACTGCTTCGCGAACCCGTTTGGCCCTGTCGGCGTCAAGTGCCGCACCATGAACGGCGACGTGGCCATGCTCAACCGCGTGTTCATCCAGAACCTGTTTACCATCAACCCGGTAGATCGCCCGGCCCTGTACGCCTACCAGCGGCAAACGCTGATCGGCTTCGACCTGGGATTCTCGCAGGGCATCAACCTGTCCGACTGCATTGCGCTGTCGTGCAAGTGGGGTGTGTACACGACCGCGCAGACCTGGGCCCAGATCAACAACTGCCTGTTCGACTACTGCCTGCGCGCGGCCTACATCGATGGCGCCGACCGGGTGTTCTTCAACAACTGCTCGATGGTGAAGAACGTCGGTTCGGGGCACTGCGTCGAGGTGCTGGGCATCGTCAATCACCTCTCGTTCACCAACGTGTCGTTCGGCGACCCGTACAGCGGCCAGAAGACCGGCATCTTCTGCAAGCACGTCAGCGGCACTGTGAAAGTGGTCGGGTCGACCTTCACGCTGTCCTTCCCGGCGGTGCTGAACGCGGGCACGGGCGCCGTGCAGATTTCGGCCTGCGGCATCGGCTACGACCGCGTCACCGGCGAAAACATCTCGATCGACGGCGGCCCGCCGCTGGTGGCCGGCGCATCGCGCGGCCTCGCGAACCTGATTCCAGTGTGGCCGGCCGCGACTGGCTGGACCTACAACCAGCCAGACAACGTGGGCGCCGTCGCCGGCGGCATCCGCATTCAGGGAGCGGGCAACAACACCCTGACCTATCGCCCTGGGACGGTCAGCGCGGCCGAGAACAATAAAATCTTCTACGGCACCCAGCTCTATTGCATGCAGTTCCTGATGAAGGTGACCGGACAGGCCGGCTCGCCGAAGATGGAGATCCTGGTGCTGAACGATTCGCTCGGCGTGGCGGCCGACGCGTTCCAGATCTCGCAGGACGCCGCGACGTCGGATTCCGGCCTGCCGGAAGGTGAGCTGTTCCAGGTGACGATCATCCTGCCCTGGGCGGGGGACGCGTCGCAGATCCGTTTTAACCTGCCGAATCAGTCGGCGTCGACCATTTACGAAATCCTCAATCTGGACATCAAGCAGGTGGTGCTGCCGCTCGGCTTCACCGGCCTGGAGTGGTTCGCCGGCAAAACGAAACTTCCTCTCGGCTACTACGACCCGCAGACCGGCGGGAAAGTGTGGCGATTCCCTGCGGTCCCGACCGCCGGCAGCTGGAAGGCCGGCGACCGGACCATCAATCTGTCACCTGCCGTCGGGGCCCCGCGCGGCTGGACCTACACCACGGCAGGAGCCTGGGCGTCCGAAGGTAATTTGTCCGCGGCATAAGACTATTTCTGAAAGAAACCCATGCTCGAAAAACCACCGCAATCCGCCTTCGACCTCGATGCCATGCTCAGCTGGGGGCTGCTGATCGGCCTGTCCCTGTGGGGCGGCTTCGCCTCGTTCATGCGCAAGCTGAAAGACGGCCACGTCCGCGTCTTCAACATCACCGAACTGATCGGCGAGCTGGTCATCTCCGGCTTCACCGGCATCGTCGTCGCGAACCTGTGCGACTCGATGGCCTGCCCCACGCCGCTGAAATACGCGCTGGTCGGCATCGCCGCTCACATGGGCAGCCGCGCGCTGTTCAAGCTCGAGTCGATGGTGAACCAGAAGTTCAACCTGCCGGCGGACGCGCCGGCGCCCACCCCGGAGCAAACCGATGCCAGCAAATAACCTGAAGGCGTCCGGCGCTGGCCGCGCGCTGATCCGCCAGTTCGAAGGCTGCTACCTGCAGGCCTACCGCTGCCCGGCCGGCATCCCGACCATCGGCGTCGGCCACACGCGCGGCGTGAAGATGGGCGACCGCTGCTCCCAGCAGCAGGCCGACGTCTGGCTGACGGAAGACCTGCAGGACGCCGAGGCCGCCGTGGCGCAGCTGGTGAAGACGCCGCTGGCGCAGCAGCAGTTCGACGCCCTGGTGTCATTCACCTTCAACCTGGGCGGGCGCGCACTGGCCGAGTCGACCATGCTGATCCTGCTGAACAAGGGGAACCACAAGGCGGCCGCCGAGCAGTTCGGCCGCTGGGTGAACTCGAATGGCGTGAAGTTGGACGGGCTGGTGCGCCGGCGCGCGGCGGAGAAGGCCTTGTTCCTCGACGGCCTGCGGGCGGCAGCATGAGCGCACTCGACCGTCTGCTGATCGGCTGCATCCTGG